GATGAGCAGCTTTATGCCGCACTTAATGCAGGATGGTCAGGTGTCCGAGTGGCCGAAGGAGCACGCCTGGAAAGCGTGTATACCGCAAGGTATCGAGGGTTCGAATCCCTCCCTGACCGCCATCTATTCCTTTGTAAAACAACAGGTTAGAAGCCTGCTTTGATTTCTTGGGGCGTAGATGGGGCGTTTTCAGTATTTTCTTTACTGGAAAAGCCAAATATCTTATTCACCATATCCGCCATCGGCGGTGCATCTTCCGGTATCCATTTCGCATAATGATCATCTAGCATCTTCGTGCTTGTGTGCCCCATTTGCTTGGCTATCCAATCTTTAGATATTACACCAGTAGAAAGCAGCTGAGACGCAAACGTGTGTCTTGCATGATTAGGCCCTCTATATCTTACTCCTGCCTTGATTAAATGATTACTCCAAAATCGTTCGCGAACCGTTCCATCACTCGCGTGGGGCTGGCCTGTATTTGAATTCCTCCAGATCGGCCTCCATCGTTCTTTTCTGATTGTTCTATTGTCTGCTTGTGTTACATCTAGCACGAGCGGAGGGAGGGCGAAGGTGTTTTTCTTCTGATTTATGAGAGCATCAATAGCAGGCTTGAGTAATTCAATTTCACGAATAGAGCCTTTGGTTTTTGGTATTTTGTAATACCCCTTCACATTCCCCCTTTTTACTTTGATAACTCCACGATCCAAGTCAACATCATCCCAGCCAAGCGCAATTAACTCTGACACACGAACACCTGTCCAGAATGCAAACTGCATCATTAAGATTTCTTGGATTCGATGCGTCTTGGTGCTTAGTATTTTTGCGATCTCTTTTTTCGTGAAGGGATCAGGCTCTTGCTTGCTTACTGTACGGTTGCCAATGTATTCCGTTGGGTTCTCTGTAATAACCCGGTCGGCTTTAGCGTCCGAAAAAACTCCTCTCATGATAATCATGATCTCATTAAGAGTTTTATTTTTCAGGCTGCTTAGTTCGAGTGATATCCATCGCTCTATATCGCTTTTTGTAATCTCATGGATAAAGCGGTCTTCAAAACCGGGCTTGATGTGTTTATTTGCTTTTGATTTGTAATTGTCATAAGTGCTCTTGGCTGTGGTTTCTTTTTTTACAGAGAGCCAATGGTCCACTCCTTCCGTTACTGTTCTTTTAATAGCGGAAGGGCCAGAGAATAATGCGGCTTTTTTTGAGTCAGGAAAGTGAGAGGCGTAATCAAACACGCCTGTCGCTATTTCGTGCAGTATTGATGAGCGCTTATTAGATGCAAATTTGATATTTGCTTTGGTTGGTTTCATCCCTTTCAGGGATTCGCGGCACCGCTGGCCGCGATAGGTGAAGACTAGCCTTAACGTATCCCCTCTTAACTCAATGCCCGTTGGCAACTTGCTTGCAGTCATTTTCAATCCACTCATCTATTGCTCGCCAATTGTAAAAAACATTTTTATCGGGCCCGGTTTGCCAGTGAACCCCTTCAATCCATATCCCGCTTAGGCGCTTTTTCTTTAGCGCATCGCTAGACCATCCACTTATCTCAGCATACTTAGAGGTTTTCACCCACTTAGGCAGCAGTGTTGCTATTGTTTCGTTGCTCATTATCTCGTCCTTTATTTAAGCGGGTGTCCAGTCCGCCGATCATTAGGGGGATGAAACCCCTTAATAGATATTCGTTTCTTTCTAGTTAGTGCTAACCGATTTCATAACACTTCGTTCAACGGTACATCTCGTAACCTCAATGACGTTGAACTTCCTGTTATGGCGCACTTACCTTCGGTCTATGATCAGTGCCGCCAAGCTCTCGCCACATGATTTGTGCAGCGCCGCGCCCTTGATGTCCTGCCAGCACTGAGCGTTCGATGCACATCTGCTTTTGCACAGCGTCAATTAGCTGTCGTCTAGTGATGGTTAGTTCCTCATCCATCAAAGGGTCTGTACTTCTCATGCTACCTCCCGCGCAAAATAACAATGCGCTTAATTCTGAATCTTGTTTCACTCGCTCAAATTAGTGAGTGGTTATACGCCAACTTCTTCATTGATAATGTCAGCAACCGAGGCGTAGAAAGAGTTAGTCCTAACCTGCTCATTCGCCCACTCCTCCACTTCTTCACGATCTAACGCAAACCCGCCGGATTTTTTTATATTCACAAACGTGTACATGTCATCTGGGGTTTTGAATCGAACCTTCCATTTCAAAGACGATTCGCGCATAACAACAAGCTGTTTCCGATCGTCATTACATTCGCTTTGGCTCATTTCATTCCTCCGGTAAAGCTTTGGGTTATGTGTAGTTAATAGCTCGCTTCAGCTTAATAAGCGTACAAATTTCACCATCCGCTAAATGTAAGTTTTCTTCAATTGTTTCGCGTATAGCAGCTTCTAGTTTTTCATTTTCTTCAAGTAACTCAATACATGCGTTTGCTGTAGCTGCTCTTTGAAATGCTCTTTGCATATCCATGTCTTTCATAGATGACATTTTAAAAACTTCCCAAACCCTTTTTATGTCCATAAAATCACATCCTCAGCTAATAATCACATAACAAAGTATTCCAGCGGATGCCCGCTGAATATCGGGGTTATGTTCCTTGCTTATATTTTATTTCATCGCCGCAGCGATAAGGCCAACATCCTGAATCAAACCTACGCTTTTCCAAAAGCTCTTTAAGTAAAACTGGAGTCTCTTTGATTTCGCTAAGCGGAATCCTAACCCATCTTGATTTTCTTTTTTTCATCTACCTATCCTTTATTTGCTAGCCCGCGAAACATAACAAAGCAATCAAAAACGACTGCGTAAACTTGCGTTTTATCGCAAGGGTTATTTGGCGGCTATCTATTGTGGCCGTTCACTTCTCCGCAATGAGGGCAAACAACTGTCCACGCTTTCATCTTCTTACCGCAGTGCACGCATTTTTCTTTCTTCTCTTTTTTACTCATCACTTTCTATCTCCCGCGCCATATAACAAGGCGCTTAATCTGTGACGCTCCCTGTGGGTCGCGCCGCTTAGCTTGGCGTTATTTGGCGCTAACAAAGCGCACGTTTTTTGCCCACGAACTACCATCGATTGCCATGCTTGTAATAAAATAAAGATTCTTCTTTTTGTTAATCAAAATCTCTTCTTTGTCAGTTCCAGCATTTAGCACCTCTTTTGCTCGGTACTTCTGAGGCTTGCCTTTAAAATCACAGAGGACAGTATCACCAGTTTTAATCTGTCCAGGCTTTGTTAAATTTTCCATTCCTTCTCATTACCCTTCACGGTTATTGATAGCGTTTTATTCATTATCAAAAAGAGCCTGTATTTCGTTTTGCTCGCTAAAATTAAGAAATTTTCTTATTTCTCTTGTTTCTCATTTTTTGTACATTCTGTAACAAGAGAAAAAGAGAACGTTAGTTCTTTATCTAGGCCAAGGATGGCCGCTCTGCATCCCGCCCCTAACGGGGCGGATTTTCCTTCAACGTATCCTTGTTTCCTGTTTGTTTTGCGGCTCACTGCGCGCCAGTCCCAGTATTGAGGGTTCATTTTCTCGCCTTCCTAGTACGGGAAATACACCCCGAGGTGCATAACCCGTCTTTATCACAAGCTTCTAATTACATTGAGCCATCAAAGAAGGTGGCCTTATCGTTCAAGCCTTGCTCAATTTCATTTTTAACTTCTTTAAAAGCATCTTCGGCCATGCGCTCAGGGCGAAGTAGGTCATACCACATAGTTAGAACGCCATCGGTTATGCGGTAGCGAAGTCGGGCTGTTACTTCGTACTTAGCACCACCTTCATAAACAGGGATACCTAATTTAAACTCTTGAGGAATATCCATTTGACCTGCCGAGCCTGTTGTCTGCTCGTTGTAGGTAAACTGTACATCGCCATTAGCTAAGTTTTGCCCAGATTTAAAGTCGATTTTTTTCTTGGCCTGTAGCTCTTTGGAAATGGTCAGCATGTCGGCACCAGAAGGGGCGACAATATCCAGAAGGTTAGTTTCTATAAAGAGAGCAAAGTCAGTCTGACTCATTGTTTTGCCATCAAGTCGGAGCCAAGCGCTCCAGCGGGAATCAACTGGGCAGCTATAGCTAACAACATGCTTACCCCAAGCCGGTCCATTCACTGGATCGTGATAATCTAGTACAGCCGTGAATTTCTCATTTTTTAGATCGGCAAACACCGCTGTATAGTCAGTCATAAAGTCAGCAACATACTTAACAAATGACCGCGCTGTAGATACTTTTACGGATGCCTCTATACGTCGAGGGCCTTCTTTAAAGTCTTGTAGGTCGCGCACAGTATGATCTTGGGGCAGTACAACAAAATCACCGTCCACTGATTGAGGTTTACCAAAACCACTAAATACACCCATAATTCGATCAAAAAGTTCTTTCATTTCTATTTCGTCCTGTATTTTGAATTAAATTGCCTAACTAGATGACTTAATTGCCAACCTGCTTGAGCTCTGCTTTTTCTTCACTCATGTCCACTGAGCGAAGCGGTAAATCTTGCTGATTAGGATCATCTGTAACTAGGTTGCCGTCCGGCGTTTCAAACATAATTGTTCGACCTCTCGGCATTTGTGGAAGTTTTGACTTCACTTCTTCTTGGATATCAAAAATGCCATCCATTCCGGTTTCAGGTTTGATCTTCAGTACAACCGTAACGGTTGCTACTTTGCCTGTTTCACGCGCCGCCTGGATTGCTTCAGCAAGCTCAGCGCTTGCATCCTCTGCCGCGCCAGTGCGAAGGCTGTTAAGAGTGTGTACAAACAAATCGGGTCTATGTTTAGTATTCATCGTTTCGTCCTGTTTATTAGTTGCTAGATTAGTCTTCGTTGCTGCCGAAAAATTCAGAGACAGAAGGGGTTTGAGGCCAGTTAGTGATTACGCCATTACCATTAATCTTGAGATCAATGTAATCGCCGTATTCTCCGGGGATTAAATCGTTTGGAACGTAATTGTTTTCGATAGATGCGATTACTTTGTTGTCTGCATCTAACAAGTGGTATGAGCCTGCATCGCATACCTTTACGAACATTTCTCGTTTTTCTCCTTCTGGCCAGTTCTCAATTTTTCCTGAGTCGATATCGATACGAGCGCGCCAATTCCCCCCATCAAGAAGAGGGAACGTAGAAGGAAGGTCATCGTCTTCTGTATCGCCAATGTGCCGCGGTTGAATATCTACAAGCACCGTTTTTATTTCGACTTCTTGCTTAATTTTTACTGCTGCTTTCATCGTTTCGTCCTGTTTTTAGTCCGATTGAGAGGGTGGCGGGTTTAAGCTGCTTCGTCCAAAGCAAGCACCGCCCAGTACACATCCATGCAAGCCAAGGTGTCGGCCATTGCAGAATGCGCGTTTTCTAAATCTTTACCAGTGAAGTGCTTATAAGCATCAATAAGCTTTGGATTCTTGCCGCCGATAACAGATTGAGCCATACGCATTGAACAGTGGTGGTTATCTTTAACGGCCCACTTTTCCTGAACCTCTTCAGTGCTGTAGCGTTTAGCGGCAATACGAATAATTCGCTGGTCGAATGTCTTGTTGTAAGCCACTCGCTCAGCATCACCAGCCATGGCAATAAGCATTTCAAATGCCAGATACTCAGGAACGCCAACCGCTTGTGCATGCTCTGTAGTGATGCCATGAATAGCGCTAACCTCTTCAGGAATCTCCCAGCCTTCTGGCTTGATAATGACATCTAGCGTAGAGATAACTTCCTTGGTTTCAGCGTTGGCTAGAACAGCACCCAATTGAACTAGGTGAGGTTGAGCTTCGCTATCAGATGGCTCTTTCCATACAGGTAGGCCAGTAGTTTCAGTGTCGTAGAAAAGTATTGTTTTCATTTTTATGTCCAGTTTTTTGGGTTAATAAAATTAAGCTGCTTTGCCTAGAGAGCTAATCGCATCGCTGTAACCGCTCCAGTTATCAACACCGTGAGCCTGCAGAGCTTCTAACATGTCGCGAGCCTGCTTAAGCTCCATGTATTCGGTGTTGGTAATAGCAACCATTGCTTCCGCTGCTTTCCGGGTAGGGGCTGCAAAGCGAGGTGATGCAGTTTGTGCTTCTTGCTGGACTGGTTGTTGAATAAGTGTTGCAGGCTCTGCTTGCTGGGCTGGTTGGCTTTCGACTTTTGCCGCTAGTGCTGCTTTTTCCTGCTCTTTACGAATGCGAGCCTGCTCCTCTAAGCGGATCTTCTCGCGCTCTTGCTCCAGCTTGGCTTCGGCTTCGCGCTTGGCTTTGGCTGCTTCTTCAGCTTGAATACGCTGACGCTCTTGCTCTTGGCGCTGGCGTTCCTTCTCTTTATGAGCTGAGATGCGAGAGTTAACTTTGTCTTTTAGGTGGTCTTCAGAAAGCATGACAAGTTCACAGCGGTCAGCAAAAAGGTGCTCGAAGCCTGCTGATAATTTATTGAGCAGAATTGCCTTCGCAGTAATCCCTTCAGCTTGCTGAGTCGCCATCGCTTTGTTTTTTGCTAACTCATCATCTGCTGCAGACTGAACACTGGTAATGGTTTTTTTGCCTTTGATTGCCGTAGCAAAATCAGCAGTGATCGTTGGGAGCATGAAGCCGTACTGGCCTAGCTGGCGGTTGAGCTCAGCAATATGCTGATCCAAGGCGCGCTTTGCTGTCATGATGGTTTCAGAACGAAGTTGCTCTTTACGAGCCTTAACTAGCTTGTTGAGTTCAAGACGTTTTTTGCGCATTGACTCTTTAAGCTCATCGATAGTGTTAAACAACACGCTAATAGATTCAGTTTGAGCAAGTGCTTGCGCCTTAACTTGTTCCAGCTGCTTCTCGCCTTTATCGAAAAACTTCACAGTCGCATCAGCATCAGCAAAATCTTGATCGGTGGTAAGGTCTGTTTTGACTGCTTCTATTCGAGCGGTAACAGCATCTTTAAAGGTTGTTAGGTTTGAGCTTTTAACTTCACCTGCAATATCTACGGTAAGAACTGGAAGCTCTTTCTGTGTTGCTGCTACTACTTCAACAGTAGCTTCTGCAGGAGTGTAGTTTCTAAGATCTTCAGCAAACTGGTTCCAGCCTGCTAACAGCTCTTCGCGGCGGCCTGGTATTGAGGTGTACCACATAGAAGCCATATTCTCTTTTGTGCCATCAGAGCACATAAACAAGCATTGATCAGCGCCAGAAACTAACAGCTGTTGTTCTAACTGCCAGTAGTAATGCGCTTCCAGCTCTTCTGCTTGAACTGCTGCAAACAGCTTCTGATTTAAAAGCTTATGCTCCCAGCAAACATCTTCAAGCATGGTGATGCCATCAAATGAAGCGAGAAGGTTTAAGCTGATATCATCATGCATCGCGGTAGCAGGAAATAACTCTTCACCAATAATTTCTTCTGCAAGCGGTCTTGCGAGCTCTTCAGCCTTATGGCCTTTGTTGAAGATTTTCTGCTGGTGCTCAGATACTTCAGCAACCAATCCGGTAGCTTTCATATGCAGAAGTTCAGAACGCTTCTGGTATTTAGATGCGCCCATCATTGCAGGTGCTTCAGAAGCTGTGAAACGTGCAGCTCTGGCTTCATGCCATGCTTGAGAGCCTTGAACTAAATCTAAAATTCTCATTATTTAATCCCCATGATTTGTTGTTTTTGCTCATCAGTCAGAAGGGCCTTGCTGCTGACCATTTGAATGATTTGGTCCGGTGTTTTTTTGCCTGCTTCAATAGCGTCTTTCCATTTAGGGAAGTTCTGATCAAAGCTGTCTACTGGGTAATACTCGAGAGCAGGGCGGCTTTCTTCTTGAGGAGTAATATTTTTCTCTGCAGCCACAGACTGCTTGATGCGTTCAGCTTCATCCGGGTCAACTATTCCAGATAAGCCAAATGCATAACGAGCTGCTTGAATGGTGGCTTTATGTCGAAGCATGCGAGCTGGCCATTTTTTCCATGGCTCTGAAGTGCCAGCACACTCATTAAGGTACTCAGTCACCTCGGTATAGCGCTGACGGTCCTTTCTATAAATTCGACAAGTAATGGCTGAGAGCTCGCCGCCCTCTTGGATATCAATAAACTCCATACCATCAAAAGCAGGGTGCTGATTAATAATCTTCAACCAACCATCTATAGAGACGATCGGTTGAATTGCACCGCGATTAGCAAAGGCATAAATTTCTTTAGAAAGTGGGTTTAGCTGATACTCGTTAGCAATGACGAGAAAGGTTACAAACTCTTCATTGCTTACTTGCTGGCCATTCGACTTGGCCTTCATGAGGGTATTCAGAACAATGCCCTGCATTTCCTTTTCATCAAGGCTTAATCGAGAAGCCATTGCTGCTATAGGTGTTTGCTGTGCTGTTACTGGTGCGTTCATATTCCCGTCCTTATTTAATGAATTTGAGCGTGAGATCTCCCGTTCACTCGCTCTATTGAAGCCTTGCTACATCCCCGTAGGCTTTAGCTCCAATATGGGTGATTTTTGCTGTGCGCTTTTTGGCGCGGCGAACATAGAAGAATGCTTTTCCGGTTCCCTCTAGTGCGCTAATAATCTCGCCTTGAGTTTTTGCCTTTATCGCATCATCTAATGTCATAACTAAGCCGCCTTATCTTGGTTTTGCTGTTCTAGCATTTCTATGCGAGCAAGCATTTGAAGCACGATCTCCGGCGTTATGGTTTTAAACCAAAGATCTCTATTGCCAGGTGTAACCTCGCCTAGCTGAGTAAGCTCTTTCATTGCACCTGCTAGGCCTTTAATCTGTTCGGTATCCATAACTAAAACCCCGCAGCCTGAAGAGCATTAGCCTCTAAAGCTGATGCTTTAAGCTCTTCGAGGTTAAATGAAAGCTTGCGGATGATGGCGCATTTGGTAGCCAAAGAATTAAGCAGCTGAAGGCGATTAATATTTTCTTTAGAGAAACAATCAGCCATTGCTTTTTCTAACTCTAAAATGACGTACTCAGGCGAAGCCTCGATAGCTAACACTTCACGCTCTTCATTAGATAAGTAACCGCTTGTTTCGCTAGCAATATCTAAATCAGATTGCTTAATCCAGTAGATCTCGCTCTGACAGTCCTGAATACTCAAGAGCTTATTGTTCAGAAAGACATCACCAGTATTGAACGCAAGGCTTAAGGCTGCGTTAGTTACTAAATCAAAATCTTCCTGATTTAGGCCGCCCATGTTTTTGGCTCCAAAATGTTGGCGCATCATTCCTTCCATGTATTGATTTAATCCTGCTGCACTCATCGTCCCGTCCTCTATATATTTCCGTTTGCTATCTCAAGCACCACAAAGATTAAAAATGCCGTTGGCATAAGTAGTGCGAGTAGTCCGTAAAGTTTGTTAGTCATTTTCAAGGTTTTAATCACTAAAGTTATTGAAAATATAACCAAGGTTATTGTTATAGTCAATAACTTTAGTAATAATTTTTTATTTATAGGGAAGTGCGCTGAATTTATTTTAAAAAAGAAAGAAAAATCAGGGAGTGCAGGCAACAAAAAACCCGCTCAGTGGCGGGTTTATGGTGGGTCTTATTGGGGGGGAATATTCACCCATCTTTACTTACAGGGAGCGTATTAGCAGGCTTTATTATGCTAATTCCCCAGTATTTGCTCATCTCCCCATTTTTCATGAGCCCACTGATAATCATCCTCACTCATAAGCGCAGGTTTTTCATAAAAGCCTTTATTAGGTTGTGCGGTAGCATCGGTATTGTCTGGTTTGTATTCGCAGTGGTCATTTGTCTTATAGACTATCTGCTCAAGCAAAACAGTGATCAATTTGTAGTGATGTTCTGGACAAATGCCTTTGTCCGACAGAGCATCAACTATGTCGCCATAAGAGTGATCAGATATATAAATAGGACGATCAACCTTTTTATCAGTGCCATCTTGCTGAATGATTTTGGAATTTTCAAGGCAAACGATCGCAATTTCTAGAGCCAGGACTGCGTTAATATTTCTATGCTGAATACCGCGAACGTAAATGGGAATTGTTGTTTTAACAGGAGCTAAGCAAATAAAATAAGCCATGAAATTGGCTAACTTTTTGAATGTGCTGGCTTTCTCAAGTCCGTCACCATGAGGGAATTCCTCAACCATATGAAAGCACACGCTTTCGAGTGCATTATCATCAACCTGAACATTGTTAATTTTAATAGCTTTAGTAAAGCCATTTATATAAGTAGCTAGGTTATTAAAATCTTGTGAAGTACTACCTGTATAAATCATATTCTTCCTGAATCAAGACGAAAAAAAACCGCTACTTATTTAGGTAGCGGTTTTTCAAAAGCGAGGTTAAGATTTCTGCGCAGAGGCATTGATATTGTAGCAGCGACGACCAAAGGCCCATGCACGCTTGGCAATATCTTCATAAGACATTTCAGCAATAACACCCTGCGCATTCTTGTTTTCAAACATGGCAGGCTTTGCCATAGTAAGCAGCTCGCCACGGTTTTCTCCACGTGCAACGATAAGATTGTCAAACACTTCCGGTGCTTGAATTGCAGTTTGCATTGTATTCCCCTTAAATTTTTTGTGATTTTTCTTTATATAAACACTGATATTAAGATTATTCCTGCTGACCAGGTTGAAGCAATAAGGTGTTAGTTCTATAGGATATGTGGCAATAGTGACAATTAAATACCATCGAGGCACATTGTAGTAAATTAAAGCTTTGCTTGTATACTAAAAGTTACTCATTTTGGTCTAATGTATACTTATACAGTAGTTTAAACTACCGCTAGGCTATAGGTATACGAGTAGCTTATAACTTAGACTGCATATCGGCCAGAAGTTCGTTTTTTTGATAAGCACGCTACCAAATACTTATGGTGGCGTGCTATTGCCTACTTAGCAGCCCCGATAATGGCCTTGAACGTAAGTGCCGTCTTTACGGTAGTAGCCATTAATCCACTGACACTTCTCGTCAACAACCGTTTGCGCTGCTGGCGTTGTTTGGTGCTCCGCTTGTGAGATGCTAGGCACTACTGCGTATAAGCCAATAGCGATTGATAGTAGTAGTTTTTTCATTGATAAGTCCCTTTTTTGGGTTAGTTTTGGTTGGTATTCCTTTTTCATTCTTCCAGCTCGTCTTCAAATACCCAGCCGCTTTTGTTCTGCTCATCTTTTTCAAACGGGTTAACCGCATCAGAAAAGTCATGCTCGGGCTTTTCTGAACTAAACAATTCGCTAAATAAATCCTGAATTGAGTATGCAATCACATCATTCAGGTCGGTCTTGCATGCCAATAAATAGTCTGAGTATAATTTATGATCTATTGCTTGAGGCTTTTGGAATGCCTCATATAAATCTTCAGGAAGTGCTACCATTTTATGCTCGTAAATTACCTTGCTAAGAAACCTATAGCATCTTGGTTCTTTGTGTTTAGCGGTTATTCTTTTGCAGGCGTAACGTATAAAAAAAGCTCCTTTTTCGGATTGCGCATTTCCTATGTTTGATTCAACACATTCATTAAATGTATCCCTATAAAAATAAGATTTAAAATCCCATGTCGGGATATATGACCTATGCTCTTTTCGACAAATCTTGAGTAATTGATATGCAGCTGTATTTGTTTTTGCATCTACCATTCTGTCAATTATGCAGTGCTCGGAGCTATCGTTGCCAGAAAATAGAACTAAGGCACTTAAAGCGCTAAACATAACTAAAAAGGGGAAAAGTTTTTTCATCATGCCTCCTTGCTATGCTGTTTTTAGGGGTTTAAAACGCTCTTCCCAGTAACCCCGCGACTCTGCCTATTATGCGTAGCCGATCTACATTATCTTGCGCGATAGTCTGGTCTTGGTATGCAGGGTTGTTCTTGTTGTCTGATTTTATAGTCCAGTAGCCAGAAAACTCTTTAACAAAGCGCTTAACTTTTAAATCGCCTTCAAACTCAAAAGCGTAAAGCTGATTACTTAGAGGCTTAATCACAGAAGTATCTATAACAATAGACTCATCATTATGGAGCGTGGGCTCCATTGAATCGCCTTTCACTTTAACAATGCAGGCGTTAGCGGGTGATACCCCCATCATTGTTAAGAGTTGCTCAGGAACCTCTAATGTTTCATAAGCACCATTATCATCAGCAACACTACCAAACCCCGCCGAAAACTGGACATCATAAAAAGGGATATCAAAGCTTGAGGGTTGTTTGTTACCGCTTAATCCGTATGAGCGGGAAACCCCAGTATTAAGCCATTCAGGATCACATTGAAGAGCGTCCGCAATTTCTAGGAGCTTACGAGTTGTTTTAGATTGCCCTGAAACAAGCTTGTATATAGCAGGTTGAGACACACCCGCTCTAGTAGCAAGCTCTTGTTGGGAGAAGCCTAATTCATTAAGTCTTATTTGTATGCGATCGGCCAAGCTCATACTGACACTCTAATCCATTAACTTTAAATAATATAACTAATGTTATATCTCAAACTTCTTTCATTCAAAGACCTAAAGTAATTGACATAATGATAACTTTGGTTATTATTGGGTCATAACGATCATATACAGGCAAAGCAAAATGAAAAAAACCGATGTCCTAAATCATTTCGGCAGTCAGGCGAATGTCGCTAAGGCTCTAACTGATAAAGGCTACCGAATATCTCAGCCTGCCGTATGCAAATGGCCTGAAGATGTACCTTCGCTGAGGGCCTTCCAAATTGAGCGCATTACTAATGGCAAACTTTCCGCCGAATTACCCCAACCTAATGAAGCAGCATAGGTGACCATCATGGCTAAAAAAGCAGATCAAATAACTACTCATGTTACGTCAGATCAGAAATCGCAAGCTTTGGCGATTGCTAAACACCGAGGCTTTGAAAATCTATCCTCTTATCTTTGCTATCTGCTAAAAGCTGACATTTTAGAACAGCAAGAGGCTGTAGATAAGTTAGCACCTGTTTTTGGATATAAAAAGAACTCTGATAGCTCGGATAACCCTGTGAACTTTATGCGTGAAATTAAGCGTGGCATTGAAGCATCGGTAATTCATTAACCTTGGCTCTTGTCGATAGACAAGCTTTGCCCCAACTCCACGGGGCCTTTTTAAAGCTCATTTATTGAGTGAGCTTTAAAAAGAAGATTGGACGATCTTAAAGGACGAAAACATGAAGAATAGGTTGGCTTTAATCGCTGGAGTAATCGCAGCGGGTTTTACTGGCGGTACTGGCTATGTGCACCAAAGAGTGAAAGGTAAAGCAACCATTCACTGTAAGAGCAAATATAAACCACATCAAGGCGTTAATGAAAAGTCTCGCCGTATGCGTCAAATGGGCATTACCGCATTAGAAAAGGCTGCTTAAAAACACTACAGCGTGACTGTTCGCAATGCTTTGATGTTAGCGGGATTAGCTGCCATGACAGCCCTCCTTCCCCCCGTTAAACCGGTTGCCGCCGGAACGTAGCAGCGCAGTAAAGTGAATAAACAGTAAGTCCGAAGGATTGCCCTTTTGATGCTGGAAAGCTCCCGCCAGTGGGCGAAATGGGAGATTTTTTACAACGCGCAAGTATCTTGGTTCTGAGCATTCTCGGAGCAAGTAAATAGGGTGCTTTCGGTTGTGATTACGCCTCTATAGCTCAACTGGATAGAGCACCGGTCTTCTACACCGGTTGTTGTAGGTTCGAATCCTACTAGGGGTGCCAGTTAATTATTTAACGAACGGGACGAAGTAAGAAAGGTCGGCCCCTGCAACTTGCTGGACACATGATGCAGGGGCCTATCTCAGATTGGACTATCTGAGTGCTGACGAACGGGACGAATCGTTTTATCAGCAAGGTGTGGACGAAACCACTTAGCAAAGAAAAACCCGCTTCAACGGCTTAGACGAGCCTCTGCGGGTCAAACTTAACTGAGGTAAGTATAGATGTTTACTTGTAATTACTGCAAGAACGCGATGAGTTCTAATAGTTCGCTGAGTTCTTGTGATTCAACTAACGCTGTGAAGCGTGGGGTGTGAAACAATGTCTAATCAAGCTCTAGCCGCGCTAAAAGCTTTCGATAATGGCAATACTTCGATTATTGATGAGCAGATAGTAAAAAAACAAATAACCATCTCTTCGGTTGTTAATGCTATCAATTATCTTGAAATAGAAATTTCTAATGGCTGTACAACCTCAGTTAAGGTGCTGGCTCATCTCTTATCCTGCTCGCCGGATGATGTGTCTGGAGATGGTGGCTGGCTAGATGAGCTGCGCAATGATCAACTTCATAAGGCTTACGATTCTCTTAATACTGGCTGGGTATATGTTTTAGCAAACAAATACATTCCTGAGCTGCTAAAGATCGGATATACATCTCAGTGCGTTAAGGAGAGAGCTAGACAAATTAGCTCTACAACGGGTGTGCCAGTTGCATACAAGACGCTTTTTTCCTTTAAAACAATTCATTGCAAGGATGTTGAGAGTTTAGTTCATAAGAAGCTAGATAAATATCGAGTTAATGAATCGAGGGAGTTCTTTAAGTGCTCAGCAGGTATGGCAGCGAAGGCATGTCAGTCAGCCGTAAGAAGCATACATCATAAATACGGATTATCGGAGGAAGGAAAAGCGTTAAGAGGAACTGATTATTTTCCTGATCAGGATTACGCGATATATATATCTGAACGATTTGACAAAGACCCTGAAGATTTTTTTGCTGAGAAGCAACAAATAGAGGGGCCGTTTTGATGCAGTTTTCTCTCTATATAAATCAAGAAAAATCAGTTGAGTGGGGATTAAATGTCCAGCAATCAATATTTTTCTCATTCCTATACACAGTGCCATCCTGGGCTGATCCTGTCAGTATTAACGGTAATGTTTATTACTCTGTTAGTAAGACGAAAATAGCTGAAGAGCTGCCTCTTATTTCTGGGAATGCGGACACTATAAAACGGTATTTTCAGCAACTAGAAAAAGCCGGTCTTATTGAGCGGTTCTCAACTAAAACGCGTGCATTTTTTCGTTTGACTGCGAAAGCAAAAAGCTGGAATAAGACTGAATCAAAAGGTAGGGAAAAAAATCCCGACATAAAAGAAAAGGTAGGGAAAAAAATCCCTACCACCTCGGGAAAAAAATCCCTACCACCTAGGAAAAAAAATCCCCCATATCATATAACCAATAATCCTATTACCAAAGATCATAAGAATAATACTAAGCCTGAGCACTCTCGATTCGATATTTTTTATTCCGAATATCCTGTGAAGAAATCTAAAGCGCAAGCACGGAAAGTATTTGCAAAGTTGAACCCTGATGATCTTTTGTTTCAGCGAATAATTCGGGCTCTGAAAGCTCAAATCAACAACAGAGCTCAAGCTAAGGCAGCTAACGTATGGATGCCTGAGTGGAAGCACCCTTCCACTTGGCTAACTCAGCAGTGCTGGGAGGATGATCTCACTGAAATAGAACAACACAATACTCAAACAGCAAAAAACATTAACGACCTCGACCATGATGATGAATCATGGGCAGATCTCGTCAATGAGGTGATGTGATGAATAGGAATTTATTACATAGCGCAGCTTCCCAGATTCAGTGTAACGCTGGTGTACCTCCTAAGACGCATGTTGAGCTAAACCCGCAAGCAAAGAAGCTGGTTAATCAATTGTTTGAAGCGCTTATGGCAATTAAACCAGCATGGCGACAAATGATCCCTGACGATAAAGAGCTCGCCATTCAGAAAGCTCATTTTGTTAAGGGTTTTATTGAGAATGGAATCTGTACGCCTGAGCAAGTAGCGCATGGAGTAAAGCAAGCGAGAAGAGATCCGAGCGACTTCTTTCCATCGGTGGGGCGGTTTATTTCGTGGTGCCAGCCAGATCCTGAAGAACTAGGTTTGCCGGATTTAGAGGCCGCGTATCAAGAGGCCGCAAATCATAGTAGCAAACCTTCCAGGCACCGATGGTCACACCCTGCAGTTTATCACGCAGGCAAGATAGCCGGTTGGCATGAGCTTAGAAGCGAGCAAAGAAACAAAACGTATCCGCTGTTTAAGTCTTCGTACATGGGAATCATTGAAAGAGTACTCAAAGGGGAGCGCTTTGAGCTGCCGGATCGGTTTGATGCAACAAAGCTTGAGCATCACACGGGCGGAAAAAAAGTAATGACCGAAGAGAGTAAGGCTGCAGGCCGAGAAACTCTGAACGTTCTAAAAAAAGCAGTGGGGATATAGCTATGGCTAACGATTTAAACCTATGTCAATTCATTGGTCGATTAGGGCAAGACCCAGAAATTCGCTATCTACCAAATGGTGACGCTGTAGCGAATATAAGCATTGCTGTCGGTAAGTCATGGATGGATAAGCAGACCAACCAAAAGCAAGAACAAACTACTTGGGTGAAGGTTGTTGCCTTCAAAAGACGCGCAGAAATCATTAGTGAATATCTTCGCAAAGGCTCGATGGTTTATATTGCCGGCGAACTAAGAGAGCGCAAGTGGCAAGATCAAAGTGGTCAAAACCGATATACAACTGAGATAGTTGTTCAGAATTTGCAAATGCTAGGGGGAAATAGTCAGCAAACAGGTGGCTATCAGCAGCCGCCGCAAGCGCAACAAACGCCAACCCCTCAACAGTCAAATCCTGCCCAACGTCCTGCAGCACCACGACAAGCATCCGCCCCCCAAGCAGCACCAGGTTTTGATGATTTTGATGATGATATTCCGTTTGCAAACCCCTACAAGGGAATGGAGTTAGTCGTATGAGTACTCGACTTCAAGAAGACCTGCAAACAGCTTCAAGAACTATTAAGCGACAACAGAAGCAAATCATTGAAATGCGAAATGCTTTATCCAAAGCAAACGCCTATCTGCAGTTAGGTAACGGGGTAGATGCAAGAAAGGTGTTGGATGATTCAGCCAAGCGTTTCGGTATTTATGGATTGGAGGTTGAGTGATGGCTCAAATTATAAATATTCGTGATGCTCAAACAGTGCGTGAACGCATGATGATCGCATGGAACACCGTAAATGAGGCGCTTAAAAGTGGCCCCGTTGTTATTGAAATCCGTCGTTTCTATAAATCAAGAGAGCAAGAACGTCATTATCACGCGCTAATTGGTGAGATAGCTAAACAAGTTACGTTTGATGGCGGTAAGCGATATAGCGTTGACGTATGGAAGGCTCGATTGGTTGAGCAGTTCGCCAGAGAAAAAGAATTAATGGGTGAGCCCTTGCGTCATCCAGGTGAAACCGTTGTTAGCCTGGACGGGCAGCGCATCATTACAGTCAGGCCATCAACCAAGCAGTTTTTGGTAAGAGAAGCCGCTGATTTTATTGAGTACCTGCATGCAACAGGTATCGATATGAATGTTCGCTTTACTAATCGAGCGCAGGCTATCTATGCGGAATACAAGGAGGCGGCATGAGTAAAACCAAGCTGGAGAAACAATGGTTAAGCGATGTGGCAGATCTTGGTTGTGTCGTCTGCCGAAATGCTGGCTATGGACCATCACCCGCTGAAATCCATCATCTTCGCGATGGTTCAGGCATGGCTCAACGCTCAAGCCACTTCAATGCAATTCCCCTTTGCCCAAACCATCACCGTAACGGCGGCCATGGTGTTGCTTTTCATGCTGGCCCAAAGGTATGGCAAGAGAATTACGGACATGAGCTGGATCTACTAGAGCAGACCGTAGGGGATATTGAAACACTAAGAAGCAGCATTGTGGGGAGATAGGTAAATGCCGTCAGCAAAAGTATTGAATTGCGATTACTGCGGGACTGAATTCAAAAACCGAGCAGACAGAGTTAGTGATGTGAATTTTTGCCAATTGCATTGCCGTAAAGCCTGGGCACAAAAACAACGGGAAGAGACGCGCGGAAGGAGCTGCATTAAGTGTGGAGTTTTATTTATCCCAAGAGTGTCTCAGCTGAAAAAAGGCGGTGGGAAGTATTGCAGCCTTGATTGCTCCAAAGATATGCATATAGGAGTAAAACGAAGTGAAGAAACCAGGCAAAGGATGTCAGCGGCGATTAAAAACTCACCAAACCTGAAGCCTTTAAAGGGCAAAGACAATCCATCCTGGAATGGAGGTCGTTATCTATCGAATGGTTATTGGTGGTTAAGTCTTGATGAGGGGAAAGTTGCTGAGCATAGGCACGTTATGTCAGTGCATCTTGGGAGGGAGCTTTTGCCAGAAGAGATAGTTCATCACATTAATCACGACAAGCAAGACAACCGAATCGAAAACCTGGAGATTATGACTCGCTCTGAGCACATGGATGAGCATAGGCCAGAGTTTGCATGCAAAGTTAAAAAAGGGGTTGAGATAGGTACATCAAAGCTTACCGAAGACAGTATTTTAGAGATAAGAGGTTCTAGTGAGAGCAATTCTGATTTGGCTGATAGGTTCGGCGTGACTGTAACGAATATTGGATATATCAGGCAGCGCAAAACATGGAAACACTTATGAGATCTCAGATTAGAACATGGGAGAAGTTTGTGGAGCTTGGATTGGTAACAGTGAAAGGGATGAAGTGATGGAAAAAGTTTTTGAAGAAAAGTCGCGTTTCTCTGATCGGTGCGTACATAACAAGTTTGTTATTGATCAGAGCCTAAACACAGTTACGTGTGGCAGTTGCGGAAAAGAGCTTAACCCTATGTGGGTGCTTTCACAGTTATGCAAGAAGGAGGCAAGGGCCTGGGATCATCTCGAGTACTTGGAAAAACAGGCGGAAAAAGCAAAAGATAAGAATCGCTGTAAGTGTGAGCACTGTAAAAAAATGACTCGCATCCACAAACCAAGATAAAACATGGAGCAACTAGGCAACAAAACAGGCGATTGCAGTAAAGAACATCTACTCAATTGCCTAGCAAGAGAAATGCTATCTAGTTGGACGCTAGATCAGCGAAGAAACTACCTCAAAAAGCTGCCGGACACAGCTCAAGAGGAAATTAAACAACGACTGCTTGAAGCGCATAAAGCAAAGCAAGCAAAACAGTCAATATAGAGAAATATAGAGGACGGGACGATGGGAAGAGAGATTAAGTTTAGGGCTTGGGATGGGGAGATTATGATCCCTCAAGAGAGTCTGTACTGGCACGGCGACGGCTTTATTACTGGTGTGTGGGACTTCAATGAAGCTTATGTTGCCATACCCGACGGAATTGCTCTTGAGGTAATGCAATACACCGGCATAAAGGACAAGAACGGCGCTGAGATCTATGAGGGGGATATTGTTAAATGGGATGACTCCAGTAAGGGCAAGTATTGGCGAGTAGCAGAGGTGAAAATAGACCCCTCTTTGAACTTCCATAGCTTCGATTGCCCATTGATTGATAATAGCTCGGCTCACGGGCATAGGTTTCACTATGGAAATTTTATTTACAAAGATACGCATAATCACCTAGAGATTATTGGCAACATCTATGAAACCCCTGAGCTTCTGGAGGTGAAATCATGAGCGAACTAATCACAATGTACGAAAACAGTGTTGTTGTCACTCCAAAGAAAGAGTGCGCCGGATATAGTGCGTGGAGAGCAACATTCCAAAGCAGTGAAGCTGCCGCAAAGTCTGCATACGATGATGCCAGTAACCTGCATGATGATGTTTTAGTGCTTGAGCAAGCCAGAAGCCAAGACCAGGACAGGATTAAAACATTAGAAGCAGAGATTGCCGCACTTGAGCGCAAGGCCTTGATAATTAGCAAGGCCAACGAACAGCTTGTTGAGCGGTGCAAAGAAATTGATGAGCTGAAAGATATAAATTCACGGCTTTGTAATTTAATCAATTTAGGTTTTGGCAGCTCAGGCAGTTATAAAGATTGGAAGAAAGAGTTAAAGACGGTGTTATCAGAGTGGCTTGCTATCAGCAAAGGGGGCTCCAATGCTGGATAAAGTATTCTTAATCTTTATAGGTATGTTTGTAGGTGCTTTCATTGAGCGCAACGACCTATTTGCGCCGTTGCGCATTGCGATGGGGTTGGAGTAATGACTAAACCACTACACCCCACGGCTAGAAGCATTAAGACGGGGCAGGTTATTTATCTAATCTGTTACGAGTGGAATAGTCGTGATTACTGCATCCATTCAGTGAAGGTTATGGGGAAAAACTTCCCCTTTCCGTTAGAAGGTCAGATTGTTGATTTTGCGCCGGTTGATTGGTTGCGGCGCAGAATGGCCTCAAAAGAATACTGCTCAATGAAAATAGATTTCTTTCACTCTAAGAGAAAGGCTCTTTCTCGAATGAAACAGTTGCAGCGAGGTACTCTCTAATGCAATCAATGGACTATTCGCTCGACTCAAAAACGATTATCGGTATCGACCCAGGCCAAAAGGGCGGCTTAGCTTCTGTAGGCGGTAGCAATGAAGCAACTCCAATGCCGTTGGCTGGTAAAGAATTAGATGCGTTGGCTATAGCTAATTGGATCAAAGAGCAAAACCCTGATTTGGTGGTGATTGAGAAAGTTCACTCAATGCCAAAGCAGGGCGTTTCCTCAACCTTCAAATTTGGTAAAGGCTACGGTATCGCAATTGGCGTTGTTCAGGCGCTCGGCATACCGCTAATATTTGTAACACCTCAAGCATGGAAAGGTCGCGTTCTTGCGGGAACAACAAAAGATAAGGCTGCTGCCGTTTCTTACGTGCGAAGCAAATACCCGCACCTTTCTCTACTGGCTACGTCTCGTTCTAAAGTTCCACATGACGGAATGGCGGACGCTGTTTGTATTGCAGAGTATGGCCGCAAGGAGGTCTCATGAAGTTGATTTCAGCAAGACAGCTCGAAGAGTGGAAGGAGGTTCCCGGCTTTGAGGAAATATATGAGGTTTCCACTACAGGAAGGGTTCGCTCTTTGGATCGAGTTGTTGATCATCCTGTTTCTATTAAAAAAACAGTTAGGGGTCGGGAGCTTAAGCCTGCTCGTAAAAAAAGTGGTTATTACCATGTGAATCTTCAAAAAGGTGGCAAACAGCACACTAAATACATTCATCGATTAGTTCTTGAGGTATTTGTGAGTCCATGCCCTGAAGGTATGGAGTGCCGGCACCTTGATGATGATCAGTCAAATAATAATTTATCCAATCTTGAATGGGGCACTCATAAAGAGAACTGTCTTGATAGAAGTCTAAACCGTAAGAAAGGCTGGCGCTTAACTGAATCAGATGCAAAAGAAATACTTGCTCAAAAGGGCAAGATGACACAAACAGCTCTAGCTAAGCGGTACGGAGTAACGCAAGCGGCTATATCAGCAATTCATAGAGGTTTCGCTTGGGGTCACTTAGAGGGGGCGGTATGAGATATACATCAGCAAGAGCTGCGTGGCACGATTGCTTCTACTCTGGCGGTCAATCAAAGGCTGAAGCTTTTGAGGAGCAGTGCAAATTAGGCACGTATGTACAGCAAACAAGCAAGATAAATACGTGCCTTGTTGCTGTCCATCAAGCGCAGGCTGGTTTGATCCAGTCTGCAATCACCACATTGCCGCCACCGCTGCAGCTATTAGGTCACTGGTTATATGCGCCAGAAAACTTTATTCCCCAGGGCGCAGAGAACGCTATCTGGAAAATGATTGCCGTGCTTTGCGGTATTGATGATGAAGACTCTGACGAGTGGTATTTGATCCGCTGTTCTATGCACCGGTACCGAGAGCTGGCTTGGCAAAGGCCACAAGCCGCTTGCGCACTTAGATCGCCTAAGCAGATCAAAGAATGGCTGTTTCTTTATCACAATGTAGAGATTGATACTCGGCGTTGGGCGAGAAAGCAAAGCCATATATGGGATCGAGCAATAAAAAAAATAGACGAATTAGACAAAAAGCTTCTAACACCGGTAACTCATGCGCTAGTGATGGCTAATGATGATATGGCGGATGAAAGCTATTTTGCATGGGATAGGCGCCTAGTTGCGTTGAGGGGGTAGTGATATGGAGTCGATTGAGTATTTTAGCAACACTATAGCTAAAGACTTCTTTTTAATGTGCGCGGGACAAAAGATTGGTCGCGGGGCTTCTAGAGAGGTGTTTGAGTGGAAGCCAAACCCAGAGTATGTCGTAAAAATAGAACTGAGCAAGCAATCATTTAGTAACGCTATGGAGTGGGATGTTTGGTCGAGAGTTCAAGGGACGAATATAGAAAAATGGTTTGCTCCGTGTGTTTCTATTAGCGACTGCGGGACCGTCATGCTTCAGAAAAAAACAAACGCTCGACTCGAAAGCGAATACCCAAGAAAGATACCTCGGTTCTTTACTGATACTAAGTATGGAAATTTCGGTTTCATTGGTGATCAGCTGGTATGTCATGACTACGGCATTAATCTTTTGATGGAATATGGAATGAACGAAAAGCTGAAGAAAGCAGAGTGGTGGAAGTAATGACTGAGAAGCGCACATTTGACGACATAGTTGATGATATCCGTGAGCATACTGTTGAGCACAAAGAGCAATATATCGATGTGCCACCGTTTAAGCTAACCAAGCAGGATGCGGTAATTGCCTTTAGCATGCTCAATGAAATGAACAAGCAGCTATTAAATCAGATTGCTGATGCCGTTTTAGATGGTGCAATTAATTCAGCGATTAACGATGATGATTATTCTTACTTCGCACGAATGTTAAGAGGGGAAATGGTTTTAATGGGTGTTGCTTTATCTGCTGGATGGGGAGAACGACAGACTGTAACTGGGCAAACTGAAGAGCAGGTAAGGTATTTTGTTGATAGTATGGGCTCGGATCCTAATGATTGCATGATTCTGCAGTCTGCGGGGCGATATGTAACAACGGCAATGGATTATAGGTAGCAAGATGAAAAGCTTGACATGACTGGCCCGTTTTCCTAATCTAACCCCAAGATACCGTCACTGCCCTCAAGCACTGGCGGTTTTTTCGTTTCAAGGCCTCGCATTTGCGGGGCTTTTTCATTTCCGTTATCCGAAAGCGCATACCAACCCGTCCCGATCTCCCGATCATTCAGTTGTCCAACTGCGGTGTGCGCTCCCGAATAACCATTTTTCCGACTAGCCAGCCGTGAGGCTCGCAAACTTGGAATCCGGCTAGGCTAGCTGTGAAGCTCCCAGGGCCGGAACCCACAAAAGGCATCCTATGAATAATCATGTTCGTTTAGTTCGGTTTGCATACATGCCGACAGCAACGCTAGGGCGTTTGCATCTACCTAATGGCGAAATACTCATAACAGTTGAACGTCATTGGGAAAGTAATAAACCCAACGTCAGCTGCATTCCTGAAGGTATTTACCAGTGTAAGCCATTTAGCGGTGCCAAATATAAAGACGTTTTTCAGGTTATGGATGTGCCTAATCGCTCATACATTTTGTTCCATGCTGCCAATTATCCTGAGCAACTAAAGGGGTGTATTGCGCCGGGTTTGGCATTAATCCCTTATCAATCATCGAAGCAGGGTGTTCAAAATAGCCGCGCAGCAATTGAGCGACTTAGAGCAGCAGTACCGAAAGAAGGCTTTGAGTTAGAAATTACGCATTTCGTACCGGAGTACCCATGAGCGACAAAATAGCGCAAGGATGGCATGTGGATAAAACGGTATCAATTAGCCACTTGCTTACTACGGTGACAATGCTGATTGCTGTCACGCTGTATCTCGCTGATCAAGACAAGCGAATTGCTGAGAACTCAAACAATATTAAGCACAACTCGACAAGCATTCAGAAGCAAGAGGATCGGACGAACCGGGCTCTTGATTCTATTGACAATAAACTGGAACGATTAACTCAAATACTGCTGAGGCGCGAAATATGACGTGGTTAAAAAAGGTTTCAGAGTATGCACCGGACATCGCTGCAGCAATTGCAACCGGTGGCACCAGTGTTATTGCATCAACCGCTTTGCGTATTGCAGCTAAAGAATTAACAGGTGACGAGGGTGCCTCTGCATTCTCCATTGCCCACGCTGCTGAAAACGCCACAGCCGAGCAACTAACAGCACTAACAAAAGCAAATAACGACTTTAAAGTCTCAATCGAAAGCCTTGATGTTGAGCGTTTAAAGACAGTCAATCAAACAATGCAGGTTGAGGCGACAGCAGAGAAATGGTGGCAGTCAGCATGGCGACCATTTTGGGGTTTTGTCTCAGCTCTAGCGTTTTTAGGTCTGGTTGTCGCTGTTGGTATCCTAGCAAATGAAGCTATACAAAAAGGAAATCAGAACGCGATGGTTATGATTCCTCAGCTTATCTCTTCTGCCACAATGCTTTTTGGTATACCGGCTGCAATTCTGGGAGTTGCTTCTTGGCATAGAGGTAAAGAAAAGCGCATTAAGGCTGGCGAAATTCCTACACCAGACAAAACCTAGCTAGATTCCCACTAGCTGCCTGAGAGAGGCCGCTACCATGAGTAAGAAATTCACCTGGACTCCATTGAGAGAGGAGTTCTGTAGGCAGATGCTTGTTTGTAACTTTGTTGCAACGGATGCCTACAAAGCTGCAGGCGGTAAAGCTAAGCACCCTGACCAAGCAGCAGAGCAGATCTATAAAATCCCGCAGGTAAAGCAACGCATTGAAGAGTTAAAGGCTGAGCGCTGCGAGAGAACCAAAGTAGATGCTGACTATGTTTTGAATCGGCACTATGAGATCGATCAAATGGATTTCATTGATATTTTGAATGATGATTTTTCATTTAAGCCGATTAACAAGTGGCCTAAAATTTTCCGTCAGTTCCTGAATGGCTTTGATCTGGCCGAGTTCTATGACGGTAAAGGTGATGATCGAGAGATCGCCGGCGTTCTAAAAAAGATTAAATGGCCGGACAAGCTTAAGAATCTTGAGCTGCTTGGTAAACACACTTCAGTCCAGGCTTATAGCGATAAGCTGGAGCTTGAAGCAGGTAAATCGCTTGCTGAGTTAATGCGCGAAGTGGCCAAGGAGTGAGTCCAGCCATTGAAATGGCTTTGGCAGAGAAGTACCTGCGAATGCATGAGACTGGTGAATTAACGGAGCCAGCGGATATTATTCGTGCTCTCTCGCTTTGCTGGTTTAGATTGAACGCGCTTTATAAGATTAAGGATAAGAACGGTAAGGTTATCCGCTTTAGGCCCAACGAGGCTCAAAGAGAGCTTTATAAGAGCGGTCATCTACGCGACATAATTCTAAAAGCTAGGCAGTTAGGCTTTACAACTTTTGTAATGATCTTCTGTCTTGATAGTTGCTTGTTTACTGACAACTACAGCGCTGGCTGTATTGCGCATAACGAGAAGTCCGCAAAAAGTATCTTCAGGTCTAAGGTTAAATTTGCCTATACACATATAGGCAATGCCTGGTTGCAGATATTTAAAAGCATTGGGCTGAAGTTTCCTACACCGGTTAATGATCGTGACAACGGTTATGTATTCGATAACGGTTCGAGTATTCATGTAAGCACCGGTTATCGTGGCGATACGCTTCAGCACTTGCATGTTTCTGAGTTTGGCAAGATATGCCGAATGTATCCAGATCGTGCGCAGGAGATCGTAACCGGTGCGTTCGAGGCTGTAGGCATAGAAGGCAGGCTAACAATTGAAAGCACTGCAGAAGGGCGTGAGGGTTACTTTTACTCTTATTGCGAAAACGCCAGAAATCTAATTCTTTCTGGCAAGAAGCCAACGCTTTTAGACTTTATGTTCCATTTCTTCCCTTGGTGGAGGGATCCTAGCTATGTGCTTGAGGGTGATGATGTTGTTATCCCTCAGCACCTTGCTGATTACTTTGAAGAACTAAAAGTAAATCACGGCATTGAGCTAACTCAGTTACAAAAGAATTGGTACGCGAAGAAAGCTGAAACGCTCATGGATGACATGAAGCG